AAATAAGAACGATACCACGCCTTGGTGCGTCTTTGGTTATAATGAGGGTGTCCCATGGCTTTCCTTTTTTTGAAAGTTGGTGGCGGGCGTCTGCCTTAAATGGGCAGTGCTGTCCACCTCTAGGCCCCACCCTTAACAGCCACGTCTGGTGCTCCTATTAGCTAGGTACACACCAGGCGGGGGCCAAGCCTCCTAACCTTCAGAGCCCTTGGAGCGAATCAGATCACGTCGTGATACTTAATCCGCTCCCGCAAAATCATTTCCTGGGCGACCCATCGAAGATCGCCCTGCGACTTGCGCAGGCGGTCCTCGATTCGCCTCCTGAGCTTGCGCCATGCCTCGGGCTCAAGTTCGTGCAAGAGCCCAGAGATTTCCATGCGAGCGCAAGACTCGCACAGGTCGCCCCCAAAGGGAGACGGCCAGATGGCCGCCCCACGACCGCAGGTGCAGGAGGTTGGATCCATTACACCACCTCCTCGTTAGGCTCAACCTCCTCGACGGGAGGTTGAGCTTCCTCTTTGGAGGGGTAGATAAACCCCTCCATGGAAGGTGGCTTGGCGCATTTTATAACGGCGTCCTCGGGAACCTTGAGGCTCCCGAGGGCTTCTGCCTCTTGAAGGAGCGGGTACAGGTCGCCCAGCCAGATCGGGCCGATCTGCTCGATCCGGCCGGACATCGTGATATGCAGACGCGCCACGATTGGCGCGTCGCAAAACTCAGGGTCCTTAAGGACCCTGAGCAAGTAAGTGATACACCCGGACATGCCGATCCGGGTGTCCACCCGCCAGGGCCTCTGGCGGGATCGATGCAGTTTCGCCGCCCTCTCCCGCCATCCCGGGAGGGCGGCGTCGAGGGCCGCCTTGAGCAACCCGGCCGGAAGTTTCTGTCCGGCCAGGGAGCGGATCCCAACGATATCGTAATCCACCTCGTGGCGGACCGCGGCCCTGCCGCGGCCCTCGGCATACCAATTCAGGTGCTCGACCCTAACATCGGCCATAACTTCCCTCCTTCACCGTTTTCCTTGCCCACAAAAAAGGGCCGCACCCAGCATCGCCAGGTACGGCCCACATCGCCCAGCTAGGTCCCATGACCTTGCCCACAAAAAAGGGCCGCCCCCAGCATCGCCAGGTACGGCCCACATCGGCCCGCTAGGCCTGCGTGCCGCCAGTACTTATAACGCGCCCCGGCGGCGGCGCTTGCTCATCTGGGCCTAGTGCTCGTAGGCCCAGGCGAGTGGCCCTCCGCACTGCGGGCACTCGCCCGCGGGGGGGGTCAGGAGCCGGTAACCCCAGCGCCCCTCGCACTCGGGGCACCTGGGGGCCGGCCAGAAGGAAGACCCCCGGCCCCACTCTTTACCGTGGTGGAGCCATTCCATGGCCGCTTCGAATTCTCCAGGCTCGCAGGCCCGGCGGAATTCCTTCTCGGAACAAGGAGATCCGTCCGCCCGACGGAACTCCAGCCCGAACTCCCTCGACCCCCAAACTGCCTGAGCAGTCGGGGTCGAGGGATTTACCCACGCCCTGTGCCCGCGGCCCGTACGATACCCGCGGGTCACAGAATTTAGGAGCTTACGTTCCCTGATGGGAACGTAAGTTCTTGCACCGGTGCGTGTCATGCACACACCGGCGGAAATGTAGTTCAACCCGAGCGGGCGGACTTGGCGCGCCCGCCCAGTCTCGTCAAGTTCGAACTCAACCCGGAGCCCCTTAATGAGGCTCCGGGCGCCCTCTCCCTGGACGCCCGTGTAGTGAACAAAGACGTCTCCCTGGCTGTCCGTTTCAATGAAGCCATAACCCTTCTTCTCATTGAACCATTTGACACGACCTTCCATGATACTCCTCCTTGCCGTGGCACTTAGGCCCTGGCATCGAGTCGGCCGGTCAATCCCGGGACCGGCCACGAAAAGACCATGGGCGCCGGGTCGCCCCAAACGGGCCTACCCCTGAGACTTCCAGCGGTAGGCCTCGCCGCCCCTCGCGGAGCGGCAGAGCTCGACGAGGCCCGCGTCGTATAACGCCGCGAGCCGCGGGATAAACGCTCTATAATATTTCCCGGAGTAGCTCTTCGCTACTCCGCGAAGGTTGTAGTACAGGAAAGATTGCGGGGTGAGGGGGACCCCGCTGGTGGAGTTCTTACTGAGGTAGCTGACCAGCAGCTCCTCTGTTATCGGGGCCGGCCGGAAGCCGGCCTTGCGAAGAGCCTGATTGGTGTTTTCCCTGATCTCCTTCATTTTTTCCCTCCCCTCCCCACCGCCCGGCCAGTGGGGTGTCTGCTGCTTGGCCGCCGGGGGCCGCGTTCCTTGCTTTTGACTGCATTTGAACAAAATCTTTGCACTAGGTCAAGAACTTTTTTCACTCCCCTGTGATTTTTTTTTTCGTTAGGCAGCCAAACAAATGGGTTGACTAATTGTTTGACTCGCTATACAAATTAGTCAGTTGGCGGTGAAATAAGATGACTAGCTGATGGATATGTCGTTGATATGTCTAAACTTCTAAGCCCACACTTCTTGCGCAGCGAAATCGCGTGCCCGTGCTGCGGCGCGCTCCCTCCTGATGATGCGTTTCAAAAATTATTGGCTTACCTCGAGGCGGTCCGTGAGCGGTACGGACACCCGATGCCTGTCACCAGCGGCTACCGGTGCCCACGGCACAATGCCGCTGTCGGCGGGGTCGCTACCTCCCCTCACCTCCTCGGCCTGGCCGCCGACGTGCGTGTCGCTAATGGCGCGCTGCGTCGGCGGCTTGTCGAGGCGGCGATCATGAGCGACACGCCTGGCATCGGGATCTACGAGCGCCACGTCCACCTGGACCTGGTGGAGCGTGAGCACGACGTGATGTGGTGGGGTGAGTATGGCAGGCAATGAGGAAAATGCCACCCCGCGCAGCCGGAAAGGCGTTGGCGGGCGGCCGTCGAAGTACGATCATGAGCGGACGCCCGCGCAGGCGTACAAGCTTTGCCTGCTTGGCGCGACAGACAAAGAGCTGGCGGACTTCTTCGGCGTGAGCGAGCAGACGCTGAATAACTGGAAGTCGCAGCATCCAGAGTTTCTGGAGTCCCTAAAACGGGGCAAGGTCGATGCTGATGCGCGGGTTGCGCAGAGTCTCTATCACCGCGCGCTGGGATACGAACATCCCGACACTGATATTCGCGTCGTGAACGGCGAAATCGTCATGACGCCAACAGTCAAGCGCTACCCACCCGATACTGCGGCTGCGATTTTCTGGCTGAAAAATCGACAGCGCGCCAAATGGCGCGACAAGATCGAGCACGATCACGGCGTGCAGCCTGACAACCCTATCGTGTCGCTGCTGGAGGGGATCGCCGGCAGCACGCTCAGGCCGAGGCAGGGCGATGACTGACCGGCTAGCTCAGCTCGCAGCAGATCCGATCAGTTTTACTCCTGCCAACGAGGAGGAGCTGAAAGCCGCCATGGCTAACCCCATGTGGCGGCTGAACAACCTCTATTTCATCACCACCAAGGAGGAAGAGGACGAGGGCGAGGGGCTCGTTGTCCGATTCCGCATGAACGCAGCGCAGCGGCGGCTGGCGGAAAACCTCTGGTTCCGGAACATCATCCTTAAAGCCAGACAGTTGGGCATCACGACGTTCGCGTGCATCCTCGCCCTCGACTACGCGCTGTTCACGCCGAATTTTCAGGCCGGCATCATTGCGCATACCGATGGTGCGGCGAAGAAAATATTCCGCGACAAAGTGCTGTTTGCCTATGAGCGGCTGCCCGAGCAGTTGCGCCAGGCGCTGCCGCTGACTAAGCAGAGCGCTGAGGAGTTGGTGTTCGCAAACGGCTCCTCGATTCTGGTCAGCACGTCGATGCGCGGCGGCACGATGCATTTCCTGCATGTGTCCGAGTTCGGCAAGATCTGCGCTCGGTTCCCGCATCGCGCCCGCGAGGTTGTCACCGGCTCCCTGCCAGCGGTGACGGGTTCTGGCATCGTCATGATCGAGTCAACCGCCGAAGGCCGCAACGGAGCGTTCTACGAGATGACCATGCGCGCCAAGGCGTTGGCCGACCAGGGCAAGAAGCTAACGCCCAAGGACTACCGGCTGCATTTCTACCCGTGGTTCGAGGGGCCGGACTACCAGATGGACCCGGACGGCGTGGTCATCACCGGCAAAGACCACGACTATTTCGACGAGCTGGAGGCCAAGCTCGGAATCATGCTGACCCTGCGTCAACGCGCCTGGTATTGCGCAACGCGCGACTCCGACTTTGCCGGCGACCAGCAAAAGATGTGGCAGGAGTACCCCTCCACGCCGGACGAGGCTTTCCATGCCAGCATCCAAGGTGCATACTTCACTAGAGAGTTCTCGATGCTCCGGCAGAATAATCAGATCTGCCGCGTTCCGGTCGAGCCGGGAGTCCTC